GGCACTTGTAACATAATTATGTGGGGCGGAGGTAATGTAAGTCTTGGTATCTTCAAAATTAAGAAAAACTGAAATATCAACACTAGTAGAACCTCCACTTCCAACTTGTAATCCATTAAGAACCGAACATTGCAGAAATCCCATAGTTGATATATTTATAGCACCATTATAAGTACTCAAAGAAGACAATATATGATCAAAAGGTATTGTCAATTGTTGAGTAGTATAATTGCTAGCATCTATCATAATATGGTTCATAGAACATAATCTTTCAGCAGCAGCAGTAAAATCTAACACAGGTTTAAAAGCAATAACTAAGCGACCTTGGTGCATAGTAGTTGGATTATAAACAAATGTTAATTTTAAATTTGGAGCTATAAAAGAATTATTCTCTATGAAAGCTAATATTGGGTTCTTTGCAGCAGATTGAGGTAATTCTATGTTAAAGATAACAGTATCTTTTGGCATAGAAGTATCCCAAGGAAAAGTTCCCAGAAAAATATCTTTTGTTAAAGTATTTTCAACAGTAGTATATTCTCCTGGCATTACATCCCTAAAAGGTCTTCGGGTTGTCATATCTGGTAACGACTCAACAGCCGGTACCATTTGAGGGGTCATGATAGTTGTCAATAGATCCCTCTTTGTTTGTGAATTCATTTGTTTTTGTACACTCATATTTGTAAAAATTTTCAATTCGTTGTCTTATTTTTAATTTTTCTGTTTTATTTAACTTTGGTATACAATTTACACCAAAAATCCACCAATTGTCCATTATAAGAACACCTCCTTGTTTTGGAGTAGTTGAATGTACAATTCTTAAATTTTCGTATTGAAATTCAAACTCAGTTAATAAAACATCAAAAGTTTTTGAAGATTCAGGATGTAAACTTAAATAATCATGTTGTTTAGAGCATCTACGTATATAACCTTCAACTCGCTGTTCCCATGTTAAATGATAAGTCAAAACCTTATTTAAATCAAAGTTAGACAACTTTAATTTTGATTTAAAATCCTCATATTCTTCCTTGCCCCATTTCCAAATTTCGGATAAGGCATTATTAATGGTTTGCCTTAAATCTTCTTCTTCATTAGATTGCCGGTTAATCCACATAATTGAATTCCTAATAGAATCCATTTCTAATCTACCCACAAAAAATTTCATATTATCATAGTAAAATGGTTTAAAATCACGTTTTAAAAATGTAACATTTTCAAGACTATGAAATTCATTACCCATTTCACTCTTATCTCCTGATGTTAAAAAGAAGCCAATTTCAAGTGCTGAATCCCTAATAAAAGCTGGAGTAAAATATTCAGAAATATCTTTATGGACAGTTAAAACTACATCATCACCATAGGTGCTTAATCTACAATGATGATCAAAGTCATACATTTGGTAGTCCAAGGAATAACACTCCACCATTCTCTGATAAAAATACAAATGGATAGCCCAATTTATAATAGAATTAAATTCGGCTGTTCCAAAACATCCACTAGGTAAACCTGCATTTTTCATATAAACTTGATCTTTTACAACAAAACGTGTAAAAGCTAATTCACGAAAAATACATCTCCTAATCTCACCATATTCATCATCATACCAATTTTGTACCAAAGTATAACATAATTGCAACAATTCTGGAGTGCATGAAGCATCCCAATTTGTTGCATCTGTCCAAACTGTTTTGTCACCTACTTCTAATAATCTTTCAGTTAATCTAGTCCATTCAAAAGAAGTAGGATCTATACCTACTGACATAGGTGTTTTTATTTTTATCTTATGTAACATTATAACAAAGTCCATAAGATACTTTCTACATAATATAGTAAAAGTTTTAGGACTAGACATAAAAACTCTAGTTTTACCAGCTTTTATTTTCTCAATCTCTCTAGTTTCATCTTTCAATTGCAGTGAAAAGTAAACTTCTCCTCTTTTTCCTTGTCGAAATTCATCTTCTAAACTTTCCAATTCTGCAATACAAAAAGTTGTGGGTCTAGTCAAAACCATACCATCTCTTTCAAAATACTCAAGTAAAGGCTTATTCATTTGTACATAAGGAAATCCATCACTAGAAGTAGCATTAAGTGGTAGATAATAATCTTCTCTAGATTTACCGATATATCTACCAGTACAACATGTGGTCCAATCAGGCAAGTCTTGATGTTCTTTATTTGGAAAATGTCGTTGTATTTCATTGCCTACTCCTTCTAAGTAGTTAGAGGGCATTCTAGCTGATTTATTACATAATTTAATAGCATTCTTTGAGTACATTTTCATTACCCTCATAGCGTGGATCTTTTCCTTCTAAAACAGCAGGTTCTCGTGTAACAGGATAAACTCCATGAAAAACAGAAGGTAAAATATTTGATCTAGAAGGTATATGACTCTTCTTTTCATGAGAATATAAATATTCAAACTCATTATCTTTAAAAAATAAATTTTTTTGAGGAGTAGCATCAAAAGTTGTTGAAAAACCTTGCGATAAAGTGTCTGTTAAAACAAAAGCACCCAATTCTTCTAATAATATTTGATCAATAAGTACTCCACAACCACTTTTGGTTAAATTATCATACGAAGCATGCATAGCAATTACTTTATAATCATTAGTAAAAAGTAAAGAACCACAATCTCCTTTCTTTGTATCTGCTTTATATCTACATACGGGATTATTTGGATAAACTACATCACCAATTGTATATGAAGTGTACGCATAACCATATACACTAACATTCCATTGAGTCATATTGTTGCGAATCAATGTATTTCCTTCAGTGTGTGTATCATGCGATCTTGAATATAATTTAGAATCGCCAAAACCTTTATACATAGTATTCATAAAAGCTTGACGTCCTAAAGACTTTAGTGCCAAATTTTTAATAGTAAGTATAGCAATATCATAAGTGCTATGTTGAACTACATCATTTTTAGTCAATCTAAATTTTAAATCATTATGAGTACTTTTCAAAGTAATAAAAGAATCCATATTTTTAACAATAAAGTGTTTTGGTACTAAAAGCTTATCTTGTTCTACACAAAAGGCAGTAACAACACTAATAGCATTCTCACCATATCCTATAAGAATACAACTT